GGCTTTCTTTAATTAAAATATACTTGTATCTAACTTGTATACAATCCCTCTCTTTCCCTTATCCTACAAGGCTTTCTCTCAACCTTTCCCCTACGCAAAGGAGAAGACCAGGACCATACAGGGAGGAATCCGTACAATCCTGGTCTTTATATCACTTAGCTATTAATCCGGTCGTACAGCAATCCACTGTACTCCCGTTGTAAAGTACTGGTATTAAGATTACCCATCCATCTCTTACTACCAGTGATATATATATTAGCATTGTTCTTGCCGGCCTGTCCAATCATAGACTGATATTCCTTTGATATATCACCATTGTTCTTTGCCGGCCTTAACAGTTGGTCGCCGCCAATCAAACATACAAGCAAGTATTATTATTATATAGAGAGAGAGTATAGACACCATAGAGCAGTGCTGTGTCTCTGTGCCTCTCAGTGCACACCCTCATCGTAGCCTGTGCGTAGCTCTAGTGCATGTACAGTATATATATAACACCATGGCACCCCATACCCAGGCCCCCTACCCTACCCAAATTATACAAGTACCATACTATACAAGGCGAAGCGGATATTCTAAATACCTTATTAAAATAATTCCATGACCCCCCACCCCTTTTTCCTTAAGTACCGGTATGCCCCATATCATTTTCAAATTGTTCCCAGTACCAAGCATTAAGCAACTCTACGTCATATATAAACCACTCTGGGTGTTCAGCATCCCACAAGTTGGGTTCTAATTCAAACATGCCAAATATCTCCTTGAATAAAATAAGAAAAGACCCAGGATATTTAGTCCCAGGTCTCTTCAAATAAGGTTTTAATAGTTAAAAAAGAGTTAGGCGTTACTATCATTTAACGATTAATAATAAGCATGTACTCTGTACATTACTTAGCCACAAGACCTTTTCCTGCGGCAAATCTATTATAGCATATATCATATCGTATTAAAAGAAAAGGACCCAGAGGGAATGGAAATAAAACCCCTGAGTCCAAATCTTACGAAAGCCCTAAGTTATCCCTAACCTAGAAATAATTACTATTAAGTCATCTAACTTCTTAGACTATGTGTGGCTTCCCTATGGGAGAGACACCCTCCAAGACCTTCTTGAAGTGTATATATTATACCAGGCTAAATTGTCCTATGCAAATATATAATACAAAAAATAAAAAAAATTAAAACGAATCTGGCATTGGTGTTGGTGCCGCGGGTTTTGGGGTATAAGGCTTTTGCGCCCATCCATTGGCTTTGGCAAACTCATCTATAATGGCAGATGCTTCTTTTACTGTTAGGGTATCTGAATGGACTGGCATATTATGCTTGGCAATTAGTGCCATCTGTTTTTCTGTTGCTGGCTTTGACATTATTATCTCCTATTGATTGTTTAATTTTAAGATTTGTGCACATAATAAAGATATGGCTTCTTGCTTAGGCATGCGTCCTATTATGCCTTCTAGTTCTTTTTCTGCATCTGAAGAATGATTATAAAAATTTTCCGGCGATGGAGATGCCTCAGATATGTTGGCATCTGGTGGGATGATGTTAATCAGGTTATGCACTACAACCTGTTGCTGGCCTGTCATCTTATTAATATTGTCCTTGCCGTCTATGATAAAATAAGACCCTGGATTAGCTGATGCAATGGTTTTAATATCCTGCATTGTATGCTTATCTTTAAAGAGAATCCATTGCTTTTTAGGGCCATCTGGATTTGAGCGTTCTGCCATATCGAGATATATGACTTTGTCTAGTATTCTAGCTTTATTTTTTAATATACCTGTAACCTGCATAATAATTGTTCCTTCTGTTAATTGGTTTGTAATTGCTTCTTACTTCTTAGAAGCTATAATAAGAATGCTTACTTATCAATCATCATATGATAAAATGATTGTTTGTATCATTTATTGCTTGATAGGCTTTTATTATATCCTCTTCTGGATAGAAGTAATTACTTATTATAATACCACTCTTTTGCAAAAATCACCTGTTTTTTAGCAAGATTTCCAAAATATCATCAAACTGTAACAATCGTAACACAACTGTAACATTCACATATTCAATGCCAAATGGTATACTGGCCATGTAAAAGATTTATCCTCTTATAGATAAGAAAAAAAAGGACCTACAATTTTATGGCCAAAACAAGTCGTCTGTTTCTGACAGAAGTACAAGAAGCATATCTTACCTGGCTGTTAACTCCAGATGATTCTAAAGCCCCAAAAACTAAGAAGGATTGGGCAGAGCTGCATGACGTCCATATTAATACTTTAGGTCTGTGGGAAAAGAATAAAATTTTTAAAGAACGCTGGGAATTGGGTGTCAAGGGAATGGCACAATCTCCAGAAAGAACACAAGCATTGCTTGATGCCTTATACACCAAGGGTGTGTCTGGTGATGTTAAATCCGCTGAGTTGTATCTAAAGGCCACTGGCTTTATGCAGCAAGTGCAGACTGTTAATATTAATAATACTTCGTCAGTTAAAGAACTTACTGATGAGGAGCTGCATTCCATGATTTTAGAATTGTCGCAAAAGAAGCAACCAACCATTTCTATTACTAAAAAAGAAGTAGAGGAAGAAGAAGAATAATGAGAGCAGTGTGGGGTTACTACGAGTCTAGCTCTATTCAGAGCAGGTCCAATGCCAACATGGTTCGTGCCTTTAATACTTTGAAGCGCGACTTGAAAAGACAGCAAGACCAACTACTCATGGACCACCAAGATGAGACTACCGTTTCTGGTGGAGATGCCGCAACATTTCAATTCCACTATTTGTTAATTGCTGATACAACTCCAATGGGAGCAAGTACAGCAGTATCAGCTGCTGCAACCTTTGATGCTAATCAAGGAGCCACTGGCACAGCCAGCACATACTTTGAAACCCGTAGAGATTTCTACCAACCAGGAAGAGGATTTTAAATGGCCGTAATTGTCCAAGTCCGTAGAGACACAGCAGCTAACTGGACTAGTGCTAACCCTATTTTGCTTGCAGGCGAAATTGGTTTTGAATATGACACTGGTAAAGCTAAGATTGGTGACGGCACTACTAACTGGAACTCACTTCCATATTTAACTACAGCAACGGGTCCGACAGGTTCTACTGGTCCTACGGGTCCTACTGGTTCGACTGGTCCTGCTGGTTCTGCAGCTGCCACTGGAGCCACTGGTCCTCAAGGAGATACGGGTCCCACGGGCCCTACTGGCTTCACAGGACCCACGGGACCCACGGGTGCTGCATCTACGGTGACAGGTCCGACAGGCTCCACTGGACCAACGGGTCAATCTGGCAAAGCTACAATATCTGATACTGCCCCAACAGGCCCAGTAGTTGGAGATATTTGGTATAACTCTTCTAACGGTAGAAATTATATTTACTACACTGACGTAGATGGTTCACAGTGGGTTGAATATGGTGAAGCTAACGTAGGACCGACTGGACCAACGGGTCCTACCGGAGCAATAGGTGCTACAGGAGCCACAGGCGCGACTGGTTCCACAGGTGCTGCATCTACTGTAACCGGTCCGACTGGTGCCACAGGTGCACAAGGTCCAACCGGCCCTACAGGATTCACTGGCCCTACAGGTTACACTGGCCCTACAGGCCCTACTGGTGCTACAGGCGCTGCGTCTACTGTTACTGGACCGACTGGCCCGACTGGTTTTACTGGCCCTACGGGCCCAACTGGCTTTACTGGACCGACTGGCCCAACGGGTGAAGTAGGAGATACGGGTCAGCCTGGTCCTACCGGTCCTACTGGCCCTGCTTCTACTGTGACTGGACCCACCGGTGCTACTGGCGCAGTAGGTGCAACAGGCTCGACTGGCGCAACGGGAGCCACCGGTGCCACTGGAGCAGACTCTAACGTGACTGGCCCGACGGGTTCAACAGGCCCTGCAGGTTCTACAGGATATTATTATAAGTTCTCTACCACAACAACTGATTCAGACCCAGGCAACGGTTTCTTTAGATTCAATAACAGCAGTCAAACATCTGCAACAAAGATGTACATTGACAACCAAGATTATCTTGGACAAGTGTTGTCAGACTTCTTTAACTTAATTGATGCAGTCACCGTAACACCAAAAGCATATCTGTACATTACAGCAAGCCTTGGTTCAGAATCTAGAACAATACAAATAACTGGAGTTACACCAGAAGCTGGTTACTACACATTTGATATTACAACAGTAACTGGTGGTGTAAACAACCTTGACAACTCCGAAGACTGCTTCTTGCAGTTTACGTTCAATGCAGAACAAGGTGCCACGGGACCGACTGGACCGACAGGACCCACTGGTGCAGCATCCAACGTAACGGGCCCTACAGGCCCTACAGGCTACACTGGCCCGACTGGCCCTACTGGAGCCGCTTCAACGGTAACGGGCCCCACAGGGCCTACGGGCGCTACTGGTGCCGCTTCTACAGTCACAGGCCCGACAGGCGCAACTGGACCGACGGGTGAGACTGGAGACAATGGACCAACCGGACCAACCGGCCCTACAGGAGCAGCCTCAACTGTAACCGGACCCACAGGTGCACAAGGTGCCACAGGACCGACAGGCTTCACAGGACCTACGGGCCCTACTGGAGCAGCATCTACTGTGACTGGACCGACAGGCCCTACGGGAGCTACAGGTGCAGCGTCAACCGTTACGGGCCCTACGGGTCCAACGGGAGCAACGGGTGCAGATTCCACGGTGACTGGACCCACAGGTGCACAAGGACCAACGGGACCGACAGGCCCTACAGGTGCACAAGGTGACCCAACATTACCAATCAATGACCAAACCGCAACATACACACTAGTATTATCTGACGCAAGTAAGTTAATAAGAATGAACGTTGCATCTGCAAACAACTTGACTGTACCACTTGCTAGCTCTGTAAACTTTGCAGTCGGTACACAAATCAACGTTGCACAACAAGGTGCTGGTCAAACAACAATTAACCCAACTGGTGGTGTAACATTGAGAAGTTCCGCTGGACTAAAACTAAGAACACAATATTCAATTGCAACACTTGTTAAAGTTGCAAGCGATGAGTGGTACATAACTGGAGACACTACTGCCTAATGAGAGTACTTGGAACAGCATCTACGCGCTTACCATTTTATAATGATTGGGTAACACAAGTTGGTTTAAGCAATCCTTATGGTTGGTTTAGATTAAATGAAACTAGCATAGTAGTTGGAACGGCCGCAGATGACACTGGTTCTGCCAATACAAATGGAACGTATACATCTATAACAGGATTAAGTTCTGGACAAACTCCATTAACGGATTATTCTGGTAACACAGCTTTGTCTTTTAACGGAACTGCAATTCCATACATTGCATTAGACAGTACAGTGTTTGGAACAAACATGATGGCAAACAATGCATTTAGTGCCGAAATGATTTTTTCAATAGCTACAAATAGCACAGCTGAAAAAGCAACTGCTGGTAGACAAAATGCAGATGCTACTGGTTGGGGTCTTTACGTAACTGTTACATCAGACAATTTCTTATACGTAACTGGTTGGGCCGGCAATATATTCCAAACAGGAATAGATGGTTCTACTGGTGTTCCATGGGTAGCAGATAAAGCGTATCACGTAGTATTTACTTGCGATAGTATAATTTCAAGATTTTATGTAAACGGAGTTGAAAGAAACTCAAGATTGATTAGTGGTCAACCATATACTATTCCAACAACAACTGGCGGATATGTTGGAGCATTAGCATCATTTACTGGTTCTTTTGATAGAAGTAGAAGTTCGAAAATAGACGAAATAGTTTATTACAGAAGTGTATTGAGTGCAAGTACAGTTGCAGACCATGCAGCTGCAGCAGGATTATATTTAAATTAAGGAGCAACAATGGCAATTAACTTTCCATCATCACCAGTAGATGGTCAAGTTTTTACTTCAGGCGATGCAAGCTGGACATATTCAACTAGCGTTGGTGCATGGAACTTAACCGCAACAACCGTTACAGGCCCGACGGGTCCAACTGGAGCACAAGGCCCTACTGGAGCCACGGGTGCTACGGGAGCCACAGGTGCTGCTAGCACAGTAACCGGACCGACTGGAGCCACGGGTGCACAAGGTTCGACTGGAGCCACTGGCCCTACGGGCGCAACAGGAGCCACGGGTGCCACAGGTGCGACAGGAGCAGCTTCCACCGTAACGGGACCCACAGGCCCTGCTGGAGCAACAGGAGCCACAGGTGCGACTGGACCCACAGGTGCTGCTTCTACAGTCACTGGACCGACAGGCGCAGGTTGGATAGTTTATCAAACAGCTGGATTTGTATCTTCTGGTGGTGCCACTGGTTTCAACTATGCAGCTGGTTACCTAGCAATGAATGGAACCGCACCAACTGGTGGTGGCAATATTGGAGTAGGCGTATATGCATTAGAGTCTGTTACTACTGGTGTAAATAATATTGCAATTGGTGGTCAAGCATTAACTGATGTTACCACTGGTACGAGAAACGTTGCATTAGGATTCCGCGCACTTGGTGGTAGCCCAGATTATCTTTCGGTAGGAGGCCTTACAACTGGTTCATATAACACAGCAATTGGTCACTACTCATTAGGCTTAACAACTGGTAGTAAAAATACTGCACTTGGTGAGAACGCAGCATTTTATAGCACAAGTGGTAGCGGCAATACATTTATTGGTTCTTATGCTGGTTATATAAACTTAAGTGGTAACGATAATATTGCTATTGGTAAAGATTCAATGAATCCTGGTACATATCCAGGAGTTGGAAGTGCTACAGGTAACAATAACATTGCAATTGGTGCACAGACTTTAGGTTATTTAACATCTGGTGCTCAAAATATTGCTATTGGTCAAGGAAGTCTGAGCAAACTAACAAATAGTCAATCTCAACTTGCTATTGGAACTCAAGCAATGGAAAACTTTGTTGGACCATCTGGCCAACCACCAAACTTAGCAATTGGAACTCAAGCATTAAGAGCTTTAACAACTGGTACAGCTAACACAGCCATTGGTTATTATGCAGGAAATGATTTAACCACTGGTAGTAATAACGTTACAATTGGTGCAAACGCAGGTGAAAAATTAACTACATCAAGTACTAACGTAGCAATTGGTCAGTTAACATTAGCATCAGCAACTACTGCAGGTAACAACGTTGCAATTGGCGGCGAAGCACTAAGATATAATACAAGTGGCGAAAACAACACAGCACTTGGTAGAAATTCATTAACCGATAACACAAGTGGTGGAAATAACGTAGCCCTTGGTTGGAATACACTACGCGTAAATACAAGTGGCGCTAGTAATACTGCAATTGGTGCAGGAGCACTGCAATCAAACTTAACTGGTTCAAATAACATTGCTATTGGAAATGGTGCTGGACTTAATTTAACATCTGGTACTAACACAATAGTTGGAACTGAATCTGGTGGCACACTAACAACAGGCGTTAATAATACTATACTTGGATACGACGCAGAACCATCATCTGCAACTGTTTCTAATCAAATAACACTTGGTAATCTTAGTGTTGACAACTTTAGAATTCCTGGTGTTGGATTTGACATTAATACAAACCGCGCATCAGTAACTGGTTACCTTAAGGTAACAGAGTATCTTGCTAGCACTGCACCTGTAGTTAAAACAGCAGACTTTACTTTGGCTGATACAGAAAACTATATTGTAAATAATAAAGCTGGTTCAGTTCTAGTGGTCACCTTGCCATCAGGTTCGGAATACATTGGTCGCATTATTCACTTTATGAGCTGGCAAAACAACCATATTAATTCAGCATCAAGTAACGTGTATGATACAGGTGGAACGCTGCAGCAAAACATTACTAAGGCTACGGCAGGTTCATCAGCAGACATAGTGTATGATGGTACCAACTGGTATATAATGAATGAACAATAAATAAAATTACGAAGGAAAACAAATGAAGGAATTCTTTTTCTTAGCAGGCATGCAACGTTCCGGTGCAACAATCATTAGTCAGATATTAAATCAAAATCCTGACATATGGGTAACGCCGGCAAGTCCATTGTTTAGAATGATGGTCACGCAATCACAAAGTCATAATGAATTAGAAAATATAGATTACAATAGAAGTGCTGCAATAGACGATGTTATTGCTACAATTCCACATGCGTTTTATCAAGACAAGTCAGCTAAATATATTATTGATAAGAATTTAAATTGGACAAGTCCTACAGGCGTTGAAGTTATAACTAAATACATTACAAAAAATGTTAAAATAATATGTCCAGTAAGAAACGTATTAGATGTTTTAACTTCCTTCGATACAATTATTAATGCTCACCCTGATTCTAAAAATAACCAAATGGATGAGCAAGTATTGGCTACAACTTTTGCAGATAAACCATTAGCAGATAGAAGAGCTGATTTTTTGATGCAACATGATAAAGATGTTTCTTTAAGTTTAAAATTTATGAAACATGCTTTAATTCCAGAATATAGGCACTTGTTTCATTTTGTAGACTATGATGATTTTGTAACTAATCCAGAGAAGGAGATTAATAGGATTTATGACTTCTTGGAAATTGAAAAATATAATCACGAATTTGAAAACATTAAAGATATCTCAGGCATCTCCGAAGACAGTCTTACACGCATTAAACATTTACACACGATTCGCCCCACAGTACAAAAAATCTCCCGTAGACCAGAAGACGTGTTCTTGCCAGAAACAATAAGACGTTATTCAGGACTAGAGTTCTGGAGAAACATCTAATGCAGTTAACCGATTTAGTTAATGAATACAACTACAGAAAATGTCGTGGTCCAGAGAACGCAACACCAAAAGAACTAGCAGAGGCATTTGCATTCTTTTGTGAAAACTATGCTTATATTAAACATCCTAATCAAGGACGCATTCCTTTTGTTTTAAGGGACGCGCAAAAAGAAACTGTAGAAGCTTGGCTGTCTGAAAGATATACCATAGTATTAAAAGCTCGTCAGATTGGATTCTCCACACTGGCTGCAGCATATGCATTCTGGATTACCTTCTTTTGGCCAGACAGATTTGTGGTCATGCTTTCAAAGACTGAACGTGAAGCTACAAAGCTACTGCAAAAAGCTAAATATATTTATAAATTTATACCTGACTGGATGAGACTATCTGGTCCTGAACTACTGCAAAATAACGTTTTAAAGATGTCATTTAATAACGACTCTGTAATTGAGTCAATGCCATCTGCTAACGAGCCTGCTAGAGGTGAATCAGTATACTTGGCTATAATCGACGAGATGGCATTTTTGCCTAATCCTGAGGAAGCCTGGGCATCAATAGAGCCAATTGCAGACGTAGGTGGTCGAGTAATATGTTTGTCTACCGCAAAAGGTGAAGGTAACATATTCTTTAACTTATGGCAAGGTTCGCAAAATAATACAAACAGATTTAAAGGAATCTTTTTTCCATGGTCAGCATCGGGTCGTGACCAAGCTTGGTATGACGCGCAAGCCGCAGAACTACCAATATGGCAGCTGCACCAAGAGTACCCATCAAATCCTGAAGAAGCCTTTATTCGTTCTGGCCGCCCAGTATTTGATTTAGATTCTTTAAAGAAATTTGAAATTACAAGTCCTAAAAAAGGTTACAATAAAAAATTATCTGATGTTCGAAACTCTTTTATGTTTGACCCCAACGGTGGGCCACTATCCATATGGCAAGTCCCACAGGCCGGAGCTAGATACGTTATTGGGGCAGACGTTGCCGAAGGATTGGCAAGAGGTGACTACAGCTCTGCTCATGTTATTGATGCTAAGTCTGGTGTTGTCGTAGCCCACTGGCATGGGCACGTAGACCCAGACAAGTTTGGCGAAGAAGTCCTCTATGCCCTTGGATTCTTTTATAATGAGGCATTGGTTGGCGTTGAGTCCAATAACCATGGTTTAACAACCCTAACTGCTTTAAATAAAAATAATTATCATAACTTATACCGTCAGCGTAGATTAAACCAAAGACACGCAGAAGCCACAGAAACATTGGGTTGGCGCACAACAACACTGACAAAACCTCTGGCTGTAGACGAACTAAATGCCAATATTAGAGACGGTGTCCTAGACATCAGATGCGAATACACTATAGCTGAACTTAAGACTTTTGTCCGTGATGACAATGGCTCAACTCATGGTTCACCCCATGACGACCGAGTTATGAGTCTAGCTATAGCTAACCAGATGCTAAAATATGTATGGTTGCCAGAATATAGCCCTAAGACTGATGCCCCATTTGGCACCCTAAACTTCTTTGCTAAGTCGGTCAAAAAGCCCCAAAAAGAAAAAGACCGTTACTTTATCGGAGAATTTAATTACTACAATGATAAGATGTAAAGAAAAATCCTAT